AGACAGAAAGAGAGATTCTTGAATGGGAAATGGCGCAAGTACATGACTGTGATATTGTAATTGTTAATCTCGATGGGATTGAGGACACAATAGGATCGCACATGGAACTTGGGACTGTACAGGGTATCAACAGGTTTGGCGATAAACATATCTTTGTTGTGGGGTTAGGCAAGGACGATGGTCTTCATCCGTGGATTAAAGAGTCTTGCATTCGAATCGAGGATGATTACGCCAAAGCTGCTGAATATATAGTAGAGTATCTGTTAACTTGATTTAAGGAGGTTTATGGTATATGAGCATTGTTTTGTATAGCACAAACTGCCCGAAATGCAAGGTGCTTGAAAAGAAATTAGATTCTATTGGCGTTGATTATACGATTGTCACTGACGAGGATCTTATGATTAGCAAAGGATTCAGTTCTGCACCTATGCTTGAAGTCGATGGCAATATCATGGATTTCGGCAATGCTGTTAGATGGGCAAAGGAGCAGAAATGAAAATAGACATTAAGCTGATTAAGAATTTCGTGTCGCAATATAACAAGTTGCAAGCTGAATTTGGCACTGAAATTGCGAGTCTTAATGGCTTTGATGACGGACAGCTTAGTTATACAGACTTCATTGACAACTTTATAGATGAAGACGTTGTTGCTGATTCAAGCATTGATGGCAATTCGAATGTGAGCCATAAAGACATTGTTACACTTGAAAGAGAAATGTCGAAGCCACATGCGAAGTTACTTGCATTTAACAAAATTTACTATGAGATTTCCAAAAGATTCGGCTTCAAAATTGCAAATGAGTGGCTGAGAATGGAATGGGTCGGAATGCTTTATATGCACGATGCTCCGTCAAGTACATTCAAGAGTTATTGCTTTGCGTATGACTTAAAGGATCTTGCGGAAAAAGGATTGTACTTTCAAGAAGGACTTAACGCGCAACCTGCCAAACATCTGATTACATTTGTTGATTTTTTGAAAGAGTATATCAGCTTCGCATGTAATCGAACAAGCGGAGCCGTGGGTTTACCCAACGTCATTCCGTACATGTTTTACTTCTGGAAGAAAGACGTTGACGAAGATTATCTTGGCATAAGAAGTTCTCACAATGAGAGATATTACGCAGACCAGAACTTCCAGAGATTTATTTACGCAGTAAACCAGACGTATGTAAGAGATGGTTCTCAGTCCGCTTTTACGAATACAAGCGTATTTGACCATCCTTACTTTGAAGCATTATTCGGTGCAGCCGAGTTCCCGAATGGCGAACTGATGATTGACTACGAAGAAGAGATTATTGAGTTCCAGAAATGGTATATGGAAGTAATGTCTGATATTCGTAGCATAAACATGTTTACGTTCCCAGTGAGTACAATTTCTCTTCTCAGGCAGAATGGCAAGTTTGTCGATGAGGACTTTGCTAAATGGGCTATTAGACATAATATGAAGTGGTCTGACAGTAACTTGTTCGTAGACAGTACAGTAAATAGTTTGTCTAACTGCTGTAGACTTAAATCAAACATCGAAGACCTTGGGTATGTAGAAATGCCCGATTACCCCTTTGCAGCTTAATCGGCTGGGTACTCGCAAGAGTGCTAACGAGGAAACCTAAGTTAAGCTACCAATCGCTTAATATGGCAATCTCGTGGGAAGTTAATTGTTTCATAAATGTTTATTGAGAAAGGCGATATATGTAATAACAAACGTGATAAACGGCAAAAAGTATGTAGGGCAGAGTATTGATCCTGAACACAGATTTATCTCTCATTGTAGCAGAGCAAAGAACGACAGCGACAATAGCCCAATACATTCTGCAATTGGTAAATATGGCAAGGATAATTTTAAACTTGATGTTATTGAATGGACTGAACAATATAACGATAGAGAACGGTATTGGATTAAAGAATTAAATTCAAAATCTCCAAATGGATATAATGTGACTGATGGTGGCGAAGAACCGCCACACGCATATGGCGAAAATCATCATAATTCGGTTATAACAGAACATCAAGTAGATATTATTATTCAGCAGTTAAAAGACGGAATATTAACAGAACCAGAGATAGGAAAGTTATTTAGTCCGCCAGTTAACCAGACGCTTATAAATAATATCAATTGGGGCGTTACACATAAACGTGAGAACGAAGATTATCCTATAAGAAGTAACTGTCCATATAATTTAACAGAAGAAGAGGTTGGTGATGTTAAATGGTTGCTATCAAATACTCTTTATCCATGCCAACAAATTGCAGATTATTATCACGTAAATACATCGACCATTAAACATATAAACACTGGAAGGAATTATCACGATGATAATTCAGATTATCCATTGAGAAAAGTAAGAGGAAAGAAACAATTAGAACCTGTAGAGACTATTCTCGCCAAGAGAAGTACGGCTACTATTGATACGTAGTTGGAAATGGGGGTATGCGCAACAGCGTATAAGAAATAGTCCAGCCCTATGTGAAAACGTAGGATAACTGATTTCAATTCGATTGGTGGAACCGCATTAAAAGTAGGATCCGTTAAGGTAAACACTATCAACCTTGCAAGAATCGCACTCGACACAAAGACGGAGGATGATTATATTGAAGAACTCAAAAATCGTGCTTATATCTGCCTGTGTGCGCTTGATGCGGTTAGACACATTATCAAGAGAAATGTTGACAAGGGAATTCTTCCAAACTTTACATATGAGTTGATAGATTTTGAACATATCTACAACACGATTGGTTTTATTGGTATTTATGAAACTATGAAGAAGTTTGGCTATGTAAAGAAAGATGAATTTGGCAATACATTCTATACCGACAAAGCATCTGCGTTTGGTCAGAAGATTTTCAAGACCATGAGAGAAGTTGCTGATGACTTTATCAAGGAATGCGAGTGTGATTATCAGATTAATACAGAGCAGATTCCCGGAGAGAGCGCAGCTGCGAAGCTGATGAAGAAGGATAAGTTCTTCTATCCGAGAGCAAAGATTTACGATCTTCCGCTTTACGGAAATCAGTTTATCCCTCTTGGCATTAAAACAACTCTTCAAGAGAGAGTTAGAATCGCAGCTGAGTTTGATAGCTATTGCAATGGTGGCTCAATCCTTCATGCAAATATTGACGCTCCGTTTGACAGCTTCGAGAAAGCATGGAAGATGGTCGAGTACATTGCAGACCAAGGTGTAACGTATTTCGCATTCAACACAAAGATTCAGGCTTGCGAAGATAACCATGCTTTCTATGGTGATGTTTGCCCTGTATGCGGTAAGGGTGTTGATACAGAATACACAAGAATCGTAGGGTGAACGATATTGCCCAATGCTTTAGTGATAAGGTAACGCGATTTAAAACAAGAAACTCCGAATATGCTGGGAAACCCTTAGAGCCAATACTACTCGTTAATTCAGTGAAAATGTATTGGATTGGGTAATCAGCAGGGATAGCGATAATTATATCGAAGCCCCCAACGACTACCAAGGAGCGTCTTTTAGAAGACGGTGGTATAGTCTATCCCGTTTTAAATATCACGAAAGTGACGGTACAAGAGTTTATACTCCAATCAAAACATGGTCTACAGAAAGAACGAACGAATACAAACTTCGTAAGTGGGAAGAGATAAATGAAACCGCAGACAAAATCTGATTCCACAATAACTTTAAAAGGTATCATTGACGAGGACTTTGTTAACTACAGAGTTCCGTCAATGGTGCTTATGTTCCCATATTGCACATTCAAGTGCGGAAGTGAATATTGCCAAAACTCTAATCTCGCAAAAACAGAGTCGATTACTGTTGGCATTAAATCTATTTGTGAAAGATACGCAAATAACTTCATCACAGAAGCGGTTGTCTGCCAAGGTCTTGAACCGATTGATAGCTTTGCTGAACTGATATGCTTCATTTCAAAACTCCGCTATATGGGAATAAATGACGATGTAGTTATTTACACTGGTTATACAAAAGAAGAATTAACAGAGAAACAATGTCTTGAACTGCTAAAAGAGTTCGGGAATATAGTTATTAAATATGGGCGATATTTGCCAAACAACAAACCACATTATGACAATGTTCTTGGCGTGAATCTCGCGTCAGACAATCAATATGCAGAGAGGTTAATTAATTGATTCCTAAAGTTGGTTATTTCCAAAAAGTACCTTATGAGCAATTCAAAGCAGATTTCAAAGTGCCAGCAGATTTCCCCGAAGAGAGGATCCG